AGAGTATTGACTTTTTGATGCTGGTTCAACATGAACTATCGTCCATCCATCGGTTGTACTACAACTGCTAGATGTTAGGCTGTAACTCACTCCGGCCAATCAAGGAGTACGAGAACACTTGCTCGGGTGGAGGTTTAGAAGGACCAAGACGAGCAACCGGCCTAGTTACATTTCACTCGGATTGAATTCCAGAATGGTGGGCTGTGCTAAGCTAAACTATGTCAAAACTTAGATGGTGGGGTTTCAAAGCCCAATTTAATAAATGGTTGAAGAAAAATTATCTTAAACCAAAAGACGTTGATCGCACATACCTAGCGATGCAAGCTAGTATGTTTAGGACCGCGCCACACGTATTTCAACCTGTGTTCGAAGCGCTTTTCGGTCCGATAGATCCTAAGTTTCTGACTTCTGATATTGCGGATAAGTGTAACGAGTTAAGATCAAATTACTCAAAGCAATGTCTTGAGAGGAAGAAATTGAATCTTGAACCTTGGATCGCACATCGAGCTGTTCAATTTACGAATCATTGTTTTGGATTTACGGATAAAACATCTTTCACACCTTTGTCGGCTCAAGAAGCTTCCGAAGTGGTGCCGGGTGATACATCCTCTGGTGCTCCAGACTATCACACTCCAAAACGTGATGAATTACCACGTATATTGTCAGTTATAAATAAATTATTTAGTGGTGAAATTACTTTACCTCAACCAGTTGATTTCTGGCCTGTGACACTTGCTTGGCGTACTCAAATGCGACAAAGCGGTGAGAAACACAGAATAATTGCGATGTTTCCGCAATTTGTAACTATTCTTGAAGCTATGTTTTTCTTTCCTATCTTGGAATACTTAACAAGTAGAAAAGGTGAAACATGGTACTCGATTGCTTGTTGCTGGATGGATAATGCTGAAATCTGGCGTAGAATGCAGAAGTTCAGATGGTATTTAGAACTAGATTATTCATTATTTGATTTATCTGTTCGAAACCAACTGATTGCCTTATTCTATGAAAACTTCAAGCAATATTTAAGATTAGATTCATTCCATGGCTATCTCTATGATTGGATAGCACATTATCATCTTGAAGCTTCTGTCATCAACAGTGTTGACGGTGTCCCCGCTGTTATTACAGATAAACAAGGTGTCGTGCTAAGTGGTAGCTACGTTACGAATCTTGCAGATAGTTGGATCAATCTATTTGTTATATCATATTCTTTAATTAAATTAGGATATGAACCTGATGAATATTTTGGTCGTATTATGGGAGATGATGTTGTTATTGCTGGAAACTACCCAGATGCCGATGTTCTACTGGATTCATTGGAACTTGTCGTCAATAATGTTTTCGGAATGACTATCTCTGATAAATCAGCTATCCGCAGTCAAGGCGAACCTTTCTTTTATATGGGTTTCTTAATGAATGATACTTTTAAGTACATGTCTGAAGACCTAATTAAAAGAAAATTGACCATAACAGGTAGATTCATCCCTGAAGATGATTTACCAAATAAATTAGTTGTTTGGTCAAAATTTTGTTCTATATGTTCAGCACCCTCTAATGGGTATGCTTTTTGGTTAAAATACAAAGATGCTTTGCTGCAACTACTAGATATGGAAGAACCTACTTACTTCCATGACTTAACTGAAGGTCCTGGTAAACCTTTTAGATTAGACAGAATTGTTGAAAA